GTGGAACCTAACAGAGTTAAAAGCGTCTGCCGCGTCTCACGACGGGGCTACCCGTATCTTAATAGGGTTACGCTTTTATTGTGCGTTTAAACGCTGCCGTTTTATGGCCACAGAAACTGTGGTCCGCCACAGCCCAAAAAGCTGTGTAGCAGCGCGCTACTACATATCCACCCCTCTCCTTACGACTGTAAGTCGACGTGGAACCTTTTTCGTTAATGCCAAGGCGAAGCACCTTACGTGCACCGTGTATGAATTTCCATTCATAGCGGTACTTGTAGAGCGCCTCTATTTGGTCATTGCGATCCGGGTCTACCTGAACGCTAGCAGCTCTTTGTTTGAGCCACAAAGCGTATCTCAGGTCGTCGTTCTTCCTTGTCTCATCGTAATAACGAAAACGACAATACAGGAAGGTAACTATGCCGTGTTCACCACGAGCTATCGGAGATAGAACAAACCGATAGTTAGCGGTAAGCCTCTGGACGTCAAAGACGTTTTTGAAGCCGGCGTCGTCTGGAAAGTCAGGGGGTACGAATCGTAACTTCAATCCGTACTCTCTGAAGATCGCAGCTAAGGTCGTATAGAAATTCCTTGCTCGATATATATAGTCCCGTTCCCCGAAGCACAACATGTACTTTAGGGTTAGACGGTTTGCTATAATATAAAGCCAGGGTTCTAACGAACTGAACCGCGATGAGCGGGGACTCTTCAAATAGAAGGGTCTCACGTCATAGCCACGGAGGTAATCACCCCCGCAGCTCTCTCTGAACCCAAAATCATCAGTAAACGATTTTGATCGATTAACGATGAACCCTACAGACTGCATGATAGAAATATACTTATCTGCAATAGTAGAGGGCACAATGCAATCATCACCAAAGACGGAACACCGGTGTCGATCTTTCCATTCCGGAAAGTGACTGAGTGTACCCGTTTCTTGGATGAGGGTCGCCTGTGCCAGGGACCAGAACACGAGAGTCTCAAGCGGAAAGGTTACCGCATTACCCATAGTGCTAAACATGTTTAGCTTAACCTCGGTGCCGTCAATAGACATCACCGGGGAGCGACACATGTCCATGCACTCAAACCAAATAGGAGGAATTAACCACCTAACCAGTTCGTAACTGACACAATCAGAAGCGGAGCTCCAATCAATAGTAGCTTCTTTCGAAGTTATACTAGCGATTTGTGCTCTTTTCCGATGGTCAGTGGGGAGAGTCTCGAGGTCCAAACCAACTCGTTTAAGCCGATCGTACATCATGCTCATCAAACCTTGCTGGAAAAACATATTACCAGTAGGTTCAACGGCAATCATACGGTCGGTCTTCGAGTTCTTTGGGACTGTAGTAGCTCGGGAACCATTTACTTCTTCGTACCATTCTCCGATCGGAGTGCAGTCATTAAACGAATGAACTGCCGATTTCAATTGACTATCGAAATCGAAGTAGCGTCGAAGTAAAGTAGTAACTCTGCGAGTCGCTGTGATAGGCAATGTGGATTTAGCCTCGAAAGAGGTGTCCTTAAAAGAGACACCTATAGAGGCACCGGTGCCGTGCTTGCAAGCACGAAACCATTCATCCTCATCAAAGGGCGTTAAGATACTGTGACAGATAGCTCGGGCACGTAACATAATATTGTCACGTGTAAGACCCCGAGTCTGAGGTCTCAACACAGAAAACCCTGGGAGGCCAAGGCCCCTCAGGTTAAAGTTTTCCATGTGTTCGTTGACATCCAAGAATTTCTGGATTGCCACGGATCTCAGACTATCATCAGTTCGATTGAGAGAGACGTATTTCTTGTCAATCTCAAACGCCTGTCTACACATCAACTCTATAGCAGAGCTATGCATGCCTTCATACTCATGTAGCGAAGGCTGCATATCCCGTTTAACTGCCTGGCATATCTTGTCTTTGATAATGTCAGGACTAAAGATCTTAGCTTTTCTACTCATTGGAATATCTCCAGTTAAAGTGGAAATTAAGTGGTTAACGGGTTTTACCCCTTTTTGTCTGGGTCCGATTTCAGAAAACCAGCGAGTGCTTGAAACACACTCGTCAGCATCTGAATAACCTTGAACCAACCACCCCTATTCATAAGAGTAAGGGTCGTTAGACGAGGCTAAGGGAACCAAACAAGCTTGCGAAGTCGCTGTCGCTCAAGATCTGAGAGGCAACGACCAGGAGCTCATCGACTTCAGCTGCGGTAGATTCACTATCGTAGCTGACTTCGATCCTAACGGTATTCACAGTAGTGTTACCGTTATCGAGCACCAATGGCGATTTAAAAACCGCCGTCGCGCGAGCCTGGGTATAACCGTTTGGCGCTCCAGGAGAGACACGGGGTTCCTTGACAGTGCACACAATGCTACGCCTGGTCAGCAGATTAGTATCTGCAGACGCGACGAGCGTGTGTGAATTGCCGCGGATTCCCGTACCCTCGAATGCGAGAGCCGTACCACCTGAGGGAGTAATAGTTGCTCCACTCAGAACGCTTGCGTTGCTTAGGGACATTTCTGTCTCCTTATGGGTTTGTATTGATCCATAGCTTCAAAGGAAGCGGCTTATAGTAAGCGCAATAAGATCAAGGCATTTAGTGACATCGCTAACCAAATAACCCGGCGTAACTGCCGGAATGGTGTCTGCGATGGACGGAAGCCATGTCGAACGGGTCCATGTGTACGATGTACGTTTCATGAAATCCGGATTCGAAATGGTTGCGGTATACTGGCCATAGGGCCAGGTTCGACTGTACAACGAAAGTGTATGTACATTGTCTTGCCTGACTGTATATGAACCAGCTAAGATCGTAACATTTGGGTCTGCAAGATTCACCAAGCCGGCAATAGCTGCCCGGATATTGATGAGCCTATCTACCATAAAAGATAATGGGATAATTTCCCATGCGGTAGTAGGTATATCTTTCAGACGCAAACCGAGTCTAAAGAACCAATCGTCTAAGGGGTTTGTCACCTCATAGTAGATTGACGCATGCACATCCGCAGACCGATGACTCACTTTATTATAGTGATGCATCTGTTGCATACCAAAAGCGTATGCAGTCTGTGTTTCGGTTGACCCAGTCCTCGCAGAATCGCGAGCATGGGCCGTCCGACGGGACGGTCTGAGTGCCTTTTCCCTGTCGTTGTACGCTTCGAGTGCGGTCAGCATTGACCGAACTAAAGGTGCAGCGGCAAATCGATATGTATTCCAGAGATCAGCGTAGGCTTTCGCCTTACGCTTGATATCACGGATATTCATATGCGACTTTTGGTACTTATACGCACGACCGATTTGAGCAAGCGAAGCTAATGGATTTTTAAGAAACTGAATCGTTTCCCGAATTTCCGCTAAGTCCTCAAAAAACTCGTATGGTGTACTATCGACATTCGCCAAGCAACGCTGCTTGGTTGGTGTCTCCAAGTTACTTATAGGTAAGAGAGGAGCATCATTCAAAGACGCGCCCGCCGGTCGACCGAAATGGTCTAGGTGGAACATCGTCTGATTGGTGTTCTCACTATCTACATAGTAGCCTGGATCAGTGGTGGATTGGATATGCAGGGTTGCCCCTGTATCCTCGCCAACCTCCGATGTACACTCATAATTAACGGGATTGGAAAACACCTCACCATCGCGAACGCGAGCGTGATAGGACGGAGTGACCTCGTCGGTCATAATCTCGTCCTTGAAGCCGTCTACATACGAAGATTCGTATGTATAGTCTCCATAATCAGGATCGCCAGTCACTACCAAAGAGTAGGGCTTGGTTTCACCTGGCACGGTACGCTCACGATGACGTGACATCTTCTTTCTCCAGTTAAGTTACGAACTCCGAAGTCTAACAGCATTTCCGCAGAAGGCTGACCTATCGTTAGTCTAAATCAATAGCTAAGGTAGGTCAGAAAACCGCGGAGTGTTG